ATATATAAGAGATTAGACGAGACCTTTGAAGGTCTCGTCAGGGATGAGATATTAGATATCAAGCAACTGCCTTCAAGGGCAGTTGCTAATGAATGAATTGATTATCCGCGCGAGCGCGCGAATCAAGATCTCCGGTCACCGGTTTGAGTCTCCCGAGTGAAATGCTCCCACTCGGTTTCTGGAAGATTCCCGGTGACCGGAATTTCAAGGACCCCGAATCCCTGGCGACGGCAAAACCTTTCGGTCACAGGATTTGGATTATCACCCGCCCTTGTGGGGCGGTTATTGGATATGCGGTCTCCCGGTTGGTAAGTGGCGTAAGTAAGCACCGGATGATACTCACAGTCCACCGCATATCTCTACGGCCTATAGCTCAATCGGTAGAGCATCGGCCTCATAAGCCGAAAGATGTGAGTTCGAATCTCACTAGTCCAACAATATAGGAGGGTCGATATTGAATGGGCTCTCAATGGCAGGGTAGTAATCGCAGAAGTGAACTACCAGCAGACTGGCCATCTATTCGCCAATCCATATTGGCAAGGGATGGATATCAATGTACATGGTGGATTGATACGACTTCACAGCGATGCACTGAGCGTGCGACTGATGTCGACCACATCATTCCCGGCGGCTCTCATGAGCCCGCCAATCTACGGGCGCTCTGCTCATGGCATCACTCTAGGAAGTCATCCCAGGAAGGCAACGCCGCGAGGACGCGGCTGACGATCCGGCGGCCGAAGCCGGCTCACCCTGGACTGCTCTGACGACTTGCTCTCGATGAGGTCCCGGCCGGCTCTCTTAGCCGGACGGTTCACCCAGAGTGATGGCTGGGATGGTCTGCCCACTCAAAACTATGGGGGGGCAACCCCCTGACCTGCTCGTTTTTCCTCGGGACGAACCTGCAGCCCAGAGGATGTACGAGTCTGGGAACTTTGAGTCATGGAGGGGTCACACCGTGTCTGACCAGGCGATTGACAGTCTTTACGCGCTCTACGACGCGCTTGATCGAGTCGAATCTAGGGCCGATCTACGCAAGATCCTTGAGCTTTGGTCTCCGCAGGACGAATCGAGCCGTCGGCTCGGACAGGACTTCATCTATGACGCCTATCGGGCGCTACGCGACCATGAGGGAGATTGGTGAATCGCGAAGAGTTGCGCGCGCGAAGGCGCGCTGTGATCGAACGCATCGAGGCCTTCAACGACTGGGCCGCCGAGAAGATTACGGGCGGCCTCAACTCGATGTGGGCCGGCTACCTCTTCGCCGCAATTTCTCTTGTCTCCCTGCCGGCAGTCCTTCGGACTGGCGATGTCGTCCTGATCGTCGCGTGGCTGTCCCAGAACTTCATTCAGCTCGTTGCTCTCGCGATCCTCGGTGCCGGTCAGGATCGAGCCGCGGCGAAGGTCGCCGCGGAGATTCACGAGACTCATGATCTAGTGATGGAGGAGCTTCGGATCTTGAGGGGCCCCAAGCAAGAGGACCCGGCCGAAGCCGGGTCCTAACCCCCACAGCGGTGGGGAGAGCACTGGTGCGCTGGCGCACCCGCGTCCGCCGAGCGGAACACCCCCGCATCGGCGGGGAACAACAGCCCTCAACACTTCTCAAGAACTGTCGACGGGTCACCCCCGCGTTCGCGGGGCTGATGTCTCTGACTATGCCACAGCCGCGCCGCGGCTGTCATCCGAACACGCAAGCTACAGAAGGGAGGTAGTTAGGATGGCTGGTCATGGCCCGGCCCCGAAACCGGCCGACCGGAAGCGCCGGCGCAACAGCGCCACTCCTACTACCCCTCTCTCCTCTGATGGGGCGCTTCGCGGGAGTCCGCTCCCGCGGTCCGGCTGGATGATGAGGCTCGATGGCGAGTCGGCAGAGATGCCGTGGCCGGAGGCCACAAAGTCATGGTGGCTCAACTGGCGCAAGAGCCCTCAGGCCATCTCCTTTGCGGCGTCAGACTGGGACTTCCTCCTAGAGACGGCCGTCCTTCACGCCAAGTTCTGGAGCGGGGATCACTCGGTGGCTGCCGAACTCCGGCTCCGCGCCGCCAAGTTCGGCGCGACCGTCGAAGACAGGCTCCGCCTGAAGATGGAGATCGAGCAGGACCAGGGCGACGCTCCCGCGTCGACCCCTGCGGATCCGACAGTCCCGGACCTGACTGACTACCGCCGCCGCTACGCGGCCGGCAGTGAATGAGAAGCTAAAGCCGCTTTCCCCCCAAGAGACTCTAGGTTATCGCGTTCTCGACTGGTGTCGAGAAAACCTAATCCAGCCTGATGGCGAACATCAAGGCGAACCTTTCATCTTCACCGATGAGCAAGCGGCTTTTGTCACGCACTTCTACGGCGTCGATGACGCCGGACGATTCACTTTCCGAAGAGCGGTTCTGTCCCGCCCAAAGGGCTGGGGTAAGTCTCCACTTCTTGCCGCACTGTGCTGCGCGGAACTTCTCGGGCCGGTTGTTTATGCTGGCCGGGATGCTTCAGGAGAGCCGATTGGTCGCCCCCAGCCGTCTCCGCTAGTTCAGCTAGCGGCAGTTTCCGAAGATCAGACGGCGAACACGTACGATCTCGTGAAAGAGATGCTGACGGGTCCCGCGGAGCGGAATCACCCCGGGCTCGACGTTGGCCTAACGCGCGTTTACAGCGCGACAGGCAAGCTCGTTCAGGTCACCAGCAACTCGAAGTCCCGCGAGGGCCAGCGTACGACCTTCGCCGTTCTCGATGAAACGCACCTCTGGAATCCATCCAATGGCGGAGACCGCTTGGCCGCGGTCATCCGACGCAATCTTGCGAAGATGGATGGTCGCAGTGTCGAGACCACGAATGCATTCGTCCCCGGCGAGGAATCCGTTGCCGAGAAGTCGGCGGAAGCCGCTCAGAAGGCTCGTGAGGGGCGCCTCCGGCGCGATGGTCTGCTCTATGACCACGTGGAGCCTCCTTTCGAGGTGGATAAGACCTCGGAGCGGAGCATCCGTGATGCTCTCGCTTTTGTCTACGGCGATGCCAAGGCCTGGATCAATTTCGATCGCATCATCGATGAGATCTGGGATCCGGCCACGGATCCCCAAGACAGTGATCGTTTTTATTTCAATATGATTACTGCAGCGACTGATGCTTGGCTAAGCCAGCCGGAATGGCTTGCCTGCCAGGATCACGAGAAGCAGGTCGAGCCTGGCGAAATTATCACATTGGGCTTTGATGGGTCCCGCAAGCGGATTCGTGGCGTCACCGACGCCACCGCCCTGATTGGGTGTCGAGTCTCCGACGGCCACATATTCCAGCTCGCCGTTTGGGAACAACCTGAAGGGCCTGCCGGCGAAGGCTGGGAGGTCCCGATCGTCGAAGTCCTCTCCGCAGTCGATGATGCCTTTGACCAATACGCGGTAGTCGGTTTTTATGCCGACCCCGCGAAATGGGAGGGCCATGTTTCGACGTGGGAGGCTCGATACGGACCGCAGCTCAAGATAAAGGCTTCCGCTAACCACCCCATCGAATGGTGGATGACTGGCGGTCGGATTAGCCTGACGGTCCGCGCTCTGGAGATCTTGCATAACGCGATAATCGACCGCGAGATGACTCATGACGGGTCATTCGCCTTGACTCGTCACATGCTCAATGCCCGCCGGCGCGTTGGTCGCGCTGGCATCACGATCGCCAAAGACCATCCGTCGTCGCCGCGCAAGATAGATGCGGCCATTTCCACGACTCTTGCCTTTAAGGCACGCATGGACGCCCTCGCGTCCGGCGTAACTGCAGTCAAGAAGAAGTCCCGCAGGCTCTACCGATTTTAGGGGGTAATGAGTGCTCAACGACGCTAACACTCCAAGCGCCCCTGGTTGGTGGTTGCTGCGTCTTGGTACCGCGCTTGCCGCGGATACTGATCGACTTACGACTCTTCAGCAGTATGACGACGGCAATCACCGGTTGCCGACCGGCAACCGGAAGATGCGGGAAACCTACCATCGGCTTCAGAGGATGTCCCGGAGCAATTACACGGGTCTGGTCGCTGAGGCAGTCCGAGAACGTCTTTCGGTCATGGGCTTCAGGACCGGCTCCGCGGGCTCCGAGAAGACGGATGAGGAAGCCTGGCGCATCTGGCAGGCGAATTCCTTGGATGCCGATAGTGCCATCGTCCATCATCAGGCAGGCGCGCTAGGACGCGCCTATGTGATCGTGGGTCCGGATCCTAAGGATTCTACGACTCCGATCATCACCCCAGAGTCTCCACTTCAGGTGATACACGAGTCTGATCCCATTCGACCGCGGAAGCTTCTTGCGGCCATGAAGACATGGGTTGACGGGATCCAGAATCGCCAGCTGGCGATTCTCTACCTGCCGGATCAGATCGTCTATTTCCGGGCAGTCAAGGCCGGCGGGGAAATATCCGCCTGGCAGGCGACAGCATGGGAGCTGGATCCCGAGAATGGACCTGTCCCGAATCCTCTCGACGTGGTCCCCGTCGTCCCTTTCGTCAATCGCCGCGCTCGACGCCCCATGGGCATGGGCGAATTTGAGGACGTCACCGATATCCAGGATCGGATCAATGTTACTGCCCTTGACCGTCTCGTCACTCAGGCCATGCAAGCCTATCGACAGAGATGGGTCAAGGGGGTTGAAGTCGAGGACGAGAACGGGAACCCCCAGCGTCCCTTTGATCCGGGTGCCGATCTCCTCTGGGTGGTGCCCGATGCTGATGCGGCCTTTGGCGATTTTCAAGCAACCGACCTGAAGCCGATCCTCTCAGCGGCATCGGCAGATATCCGGGACCTCGCGGCTATCAGCCGTACTCCGCCCCATTATCTTCTGGCAGACATTGCCAATGTGTCCGGCGACGCTCTTGCGGCCGCCGAAAGCGGCCTGACGAGCAAGGTGAAGGATCGATCCGTCGAATTCGGCGAATGCTGGGAGCGAGTCATCAGACTTGCTGGTCAGTACGTCGGGACTGACGTTGGGCAAGACAGCACAGTCGTGTGGATGGACCCTGAGCGACGGACGCTCGCAGAGCTAGCGGACGCCGCCGTGAAATGGGAGTCAGCGGGCGTGCCCTTCAGGGAGAGGATGGCTCTCCTGGGCTTCACTCCGTCGGAGATCGACCGCATGGAAGCCGAGCGGATGAAGGACGCGCTCCTGGCGAGTCTGTCCAACCCCATGGGGGTTGATCCGGGTGCTGCTCCGGGCGCCACCACGATGGCGCTGACGGATCCTGGCTCGCCCCCTCCGGCTCCGGCCGCACAGACTCCGCCGGCTCCGCCGGCAGGTAAGTGACTGCTGCTCTTGCCATCAGAGCCAGCGCCGCGGTGGCGGCGACCAGGGCGAGGACTCTCCGGGTGGCTCAGGCCGCCTGGTCCTCGGTTCCGGACTACAAGGATGACGGCCTGGCCGCATGGCTGGCCAGCATCGTCCCTCTCATGACGGCAAGTCAGCAGACTATCGCATCCCTCACCGATATCTACATCGCCGAATCCCTCTCTGAACTATCTCAGCAGACGGTCAATCCGGTTGGCATCCCTGCCGAAATGGCGTCTGGTGCCGTGCTCCGAAATGGAGTGAGTCCGGAGATCGAATATGAGCGGCCGTTCAAAGAGATCTGGTATCAGCTGTCGCAAGACAAAGACTTCGCCGATGCCGTGAGGCTCGGCGAACAACGGGCGATGACGATGATCTCAACCGATCTCCAGCTTGCCCGGACCCATTCAGCGCGGTATGCGCTATCCCAGTCTGGCCCCGATCTCGGAGTTGTCGGCTATCGCCGTGTTCTCGGCTCTGGTCACTCCTGTGAGCTTTGCCAGATCGCGAGTACTCAGCGATATCACATCGCTGATCTGATGCCCATCCATGCCAACTGCTCTTGCGGCGTCTCTCCGATCCTAGACAACCGGGATCCCGGCCAGCGGATCGATAAGGCATACCTCTCTGAGGAGGCGACCGCGTCCGATCAATCCGGGAAGTTCTCCCCGTACTTCGGACGGCACATCCTCGAAGTGCGACAGCACGGCGAACTAGGCCCAGTTCTTACCGTTCGCGATCAGGCATTCCGTGGTCCGAGCGACATTCCAGCGGCAGCCGAAACGGCAGCCTGACCCGAAACGGGAGAAATAAAGATGACTGACCCGAATCCTTCTGGCACGACTCCGCCGACCGGCGACCCCTCAAATCCGGCCACGCCGGCCGGGGAGGTTGATTGGCAGAAGGAAGCCGAGAAGTGGAAGGCGCTTTCTCGCAAGAACGAGGAATCCGCGAGGACGAACGCCGCGGCTGCGGCCGAGCTTCAGACCATCAAGGATTCTCAGCTGAACGCCGAGCAGAAGGCCCAGAAGGCCGCCGAGAAGGCGGTAGCAGAAGCAGCGGCCGC